ATCATACGAATATACATCCAAACTATAGGTAGTATAGATGCACTACCATATTCTGCTGCTGATACTTTCTGATCTATAAATGGTGCTAGATGTTCTGCAACACCAATAGGACCTACACCAGGTCCTCCACCTCCATGTGGTATACAGAATGTCTTATGTAAGTTTAGATGTGCTACATCTACACCAAATTCACCAGGTTGACACAATCCTACCTGTGCATTAAAGTTTGCACCATCCATATAAACTTGTCCACCAAACTCATGTACAATGCTACAGATCTCTTTGATGTTTTGTTCGTATACACCGTGAGTAGATGGGTATGTAATCATCAATGCTGCTAGTTCATTTGCTTCTAAACATGCTTTGAGTCTTAAATCATGTATGTCTATGTTACCTTCACTATCACATTTAATACCTACTACTTTCATACCTGCCATCACTGCTGATGCAGGATTAGTTCCATGTGCTGACTCTGGTATCAGGCATATATTACGTTTAAAATCTGCCTTTGATTCATGATAATCTCTGATTGCTAGTAGTCCTGCATACTCACCTTGTGCACCTGAGTTAGGTTGAAAAGTCATTGAGTGAAAACCAGTAAGATCACATAACCATTCTGATAAATCTTTGATTATTCTATCATATCCTAGTATTTGACCACCTGGTGTATGAGGATGTACGTTAGCAAACTCTTCCCATGATACAGGAGTAAGTTCTGATGCTGCATTTAGTTTCATAGTACAACTACCAAGTGGCATCATACCATTTATCAATGAAAAATCTTTTGATTCTAACTCATGGATATATCTCATCAAGTTAGTTTCACTTCTATACTTGTGAAATACTTCTTGTTCTAACCATGGTTTAGTTCTCTCTGGTATATTACTCCATACATCATCTACACAACTATCCCATACACTAATAACAGTTGTTTGATTTGAATCAAATGAAACCTGACTATTAATAATACTGTATATTGTCTCAAATGTGGTAGTTTCATCTACAGATAATGTAGTCCAACCATTTTTTATAGTCACATTATACCCATCAATCATCCTGATAGATTTAAATTTTACGGTGTCAAATCCATCACCATCTACTACCTCTATTCCACACCATTTTAAACAACGAAGTAGAGTTTGTCTTAATAACCAGATCCGTCTTGCTATCTTTTTCAATCCTTCAGGTCCGTGATAGATTGCATAGAACGCAGACATATTTGCTAGTAGTGCCTGTGCTGTACAAATATTACTTGTTGCTTTATCTCTTCGTATATGTTGTTCTCTAGTCTGTAATGCTAATCTATATGCAGGATCACCATTTGTATCTTTAGATAATCCAACTATTCTACCTGGTACTTTTCTTTTATACTTGTCCTTACACGCAAAGAATGCAGCATGAGGACCACCAAATCCCATAGGTATACCAAATCTCTGCATACTACCAACTGCTATATCAAATCCCATATCACCTACAGGTTTCATTAGTACCTGACACATAGGATCTACAACTGCAATCTTAACAACTTTATGTACATCACAAACTCGCATCAATCCATTAGGTTGTTTAAGTTGACCAACAGAGTTAGGTAGTTGCATAAGAAATCCAAATGCAGTTTCAAATTCGTCTAATGGTATAGGAGCATTCAAATCAAGAGTTACTATGTTAATACCTAATGGTTCTGCTCTTGTCTGTAAAACTTGAAGTGTAGAAAAGAATACTCTACTGTCTACTAAAAATGTATTGTACTTAGAATTTGAGTTGTATGCTAGAGTCATTGCTTCTGCTGCTGCAGTTGCTTCATCTAATAAAGATGCATTTGCTATTGGCAATCCAGTCAACTCTGTAACCAGAGTCTGAAAATTAAACAATGATTCTAATCTACCTTGTGATATCTCTGCCTGATATGGTGTATATGATGTGTACCATGCAGGATTTTCTAATACATTTCTCTTGATGACAGATGGTGTTACTGTATTATAGTAACCTTGACCCATGAGAGATGGTTTAGGTTTGTTTGCTTTTGCTATATTCTTAAGTTCACTTAGTGCTTTATATTCATCGCATCCTTTTGGTAAGGTTGTCTTCTCTCTATACAAAATAGAATCTGGTACAATATTTCTAACAAGTTCATCTAGACTAGATAGACCCAAATCTTCAAGCATTTGCTTCTGCTCTGACTCAGAAGGTCCAATATGACGCTTAGAAAACATCTACTCTCCCAACGAATGAATAACAGGTTTTTCGTTCCTTAATATATTATACAGATCTTTATTTTCAGCAGAAGATACTGGATAAAATTCTGCTGACGCATCAAATCCATCATACCTATGTGCTTGATTGATTACAATAGAACCATTCTCTCCTGATGTAGACCTATGAAATGTACCACGAGGTATAAACAAGGCACCACTTTGTCTATTAAGATGCACTATATGATATGGGCACTTCCAATCATAATTTACCAACTCAAAAGTTCTTTCACCTGATACAACTCTATTATAATCATCTTGAAAACTATGAATGTAGAACTGTTTACCTCCTACACAATCAGGTGGAGGTGATACTGCAGGACCTTCGTGAACAACTAAGTCTGCTGCATTACATTCTTCTACTGTTATGTCATAGAAAATAACATCGTCTGTCTCTCTGAACACACGATGCTTTCTAAAAATTACACTACTCATTTTTTGAAGACTCCTAGTTTTGCTAGAAGATATACTGATAATACTGTCCAGAAGACAACTTCTAATCCTATGTTGTTCATACCCAGTTTGGTTTACGATCAGGTTTTCTTAGGTAGTTATTTTTTACCCAAGGTTTTGCTGCTATGTATCTCTTGTATGCAGTAAAAGTATCGATAGTGTTATCGAACTTAAACTCAGGATACATTGCTCTAGCAAATGATTTTGGTCTTTCCAAAGTAAATGGAATCATACCACCTGCTTCTAGTATAGTCTCTTCACAACTATGGGTTTTACCATAACGATGAGTATACTCTTCACACAATGCCATACCATGAGCAACCAACCACCAAGCATTGATGTTTGATTCATTTGCCCACGCTGTACAAGGATGATTACGAAATGCACCCTTCTCAGTTTTATATGGTTGACCATCAGTACGATGGATTTCACCATATCCCCAACCCCATTTGTCAGAGCATACAATAGATAACATTTGACATGTTTCTAGTGGCATCTTGACAATGTGTCTGTCAGGTAAAGACTGAGCAGATACTGTTGGAGATGGGTCAGTTACAAAAATGTTCATTCAGATGCTCTCCATTGCTTTCTCATTGTAACATAGATATCGTTTTTTGCAACCATATCTCTTACACTCTTAAATATCTTAGCAGACTTGGCATACTTACTAGTAGCGTGATCTTTTTCTTGAGGTCTTACATTACCTTCACTATCATACTTTCTACCAGAGTTGTGATTGGCATATCTTCTTGCTCTGGTAAATCCCATTTCTAAAAACTTACGACACATATCCATACCTATAAAGTCTTTCTCTTCAAGGTAATCCAAATACATATCAAAGATAGTATGAGCAGATTCTAGTGCAATCTTTGGAGTCTTAAATCTCCAATGAGCACAGATATCGTCAGTATAAGGGCGAACCAATAGAACTCCTTGCTCTCCCCTTCCAATACGATAAAGTTCACGAGTTTCCTCATTTGTAAAGTCAAGAGACTTGTAATCGAGGTCATAATCAAATTCTTTCATGCTATTATTATAGCATATAATATTACGCAGGGCAAGTTGGAGGAGGCATTTTAGGAAATCTTAACCTCTTCTTCCATCTTTCTATAAAATCTTTTATTTTCTTATCCATTATTCTTCTATTTCAAAAAACCATTTGATTGATTTAATGTAGTCAAATGTACAACCTATATCTTTGTCGCAGTTGGTATCATATTTACGATCACACAAAAACTTTCTTAGTTCGTAGACAGACTCGAACTTTCCTTGGTGTCTTTCTTGTTCGTCATACAAGTGATACTTCATGGTTCTTCAAATTTAGGCATACCTGCAAGTGGACTATACCATCCTGTTAGTATATATTTGTTTCCTGACACAGGAGGATTCCCACGATGCTGATGTGTCCAAGATCCTGGCCACAACAATGCAGTATTTCTAGTGGGTTTGAACTTTACTTGTTGGTAAAGAAACTCTGTCTCTCCTCCTTCTTCTACCGTGTTAAGGTAGATCATCCATGCTATTGCTCTTGAATTATTTACCCAAGAACTATTTTCACAATGCCATGAATGATACCCCTCCATAGGAGAAGTTTTTTGTAGGAGAGTAATGCCACTCGTCCATTCGCAATTATATTTCAAACAAGGAAATTTGTCAAGGTAATCTTTTAAAGTTACATTGAGTAATGCCTGATTTATTTGTTGTGCCATTTCAGGCCAAAAAGGATCTAGAGATAACTGATTATCTTTTACAATACTATTAGATCTAGCATCCCATGATATATTATTTTCTAAACCTCTGGTCAAATCACCCAATACATGATCAGGTAATATATTATCATAACGAACTATAAAATTCATTTTGCTGCTTTCTTTATATCAGCATGTAATCTTTTAGTTGCATATTCTTTCATATACTCTTCTCTACCATCTTTAGTAAATACTTTCTTTTCATAATCAAAGTCAGGATGAGGTGCAGCACTTACAACAGGATCTTTAGTTTTGTTTTTGATAACAATAAATCTATCAGCAGCAAATGTCCCTGCTATTTGTACTTCATACTCATCAGTAGGTAACCAGTTATATGATCCATCTCTTTTTGTATGTGCCATATATGCATTGATTTTATCAATCAACTCTGGTGTGAGTTGCATAGGTTCTTGTCTTAATACTCTTTCTTCTGGATCAAGTTTACCAATCATAAATCTCCTTGTTTACGGTTTTCGGAATAGTGTACATCAAATTCTCCACCTGGATATCTACTCTTCAACTTCTCTACATTCATTTCTATTATCTCTTCTGGAGATACATCTAGTGCTATACATGCTTGTATAAAATACCACATAATATCACCTAGTTCACGTTTCATATGAAATAGATTTTCTTGGTTAACTGGTTTACCTTGGAAAACTATCTTCTTTACTATTTCTGTGAACTCACCTGACTCAGCAGATAGTCCTAATGCAGCAGTTAATGCTCTGTGTGTAGGAAAGTCTTTAGAGTTTAAATCTCTTAGACGATCTTGAAAATGTCCGCCATACTTACTTTCTTCTGACGTCACAGCATTAACAAACTGTGTATATTTTAGAAAATCAATCATACTTGAGTTCTTGGAAATTTTTCTTAGCAGTAAACTTTGCTGCAATATCTAGTTCGACCTGCCCAGAGTCAACAATATCTGTTTGTGCAGACTCTTCAACATCATACAATCTCATCTTTGCTCTGTCAATACCGACACAAAATCTTTTGTTAGATGTAGGGTCGTTGTATCTGTTCTTGAGTTGTTTAACCATGATCTGATTCATCTCCTCAAGTTCCTCCGTACTAATGAGAGCGAACATAAGATCAGCAGTGGCAGGGAGACCAAAGGATTCTGACGTATCAGTAAGGTCAACGTCACTACTACCAAAACCAGAACGAGTCGTCTGAGTGGCGGAGACGATAGGTACATTAGTCTCAACTGCAAGACCACGGAGTTCTTCAGCAATCGCTTTAACATAGGTATACGAGTTTACTATGGATCCTTTGTACCTACTAGAGGCACAGATATTTAGATAATCAATAAAGATAATATCAGGTTTGATACTTCTTTTCAGTGCTAAGTCATTGATCAAAGATTTAAAGTGTCCGACATGAGCAGACGCAGTAGGATATTCTTTGATGATTAACTTACCCTGTGTCTTCTTACCTAGTGCAACAATCTTTTTTTGAAACATTGTCTTAGGTAAATCAGATAACTTTTGAATAGGAATGTTCAAAAGATTAGAGTCAATTCTCTCTGCTATTTTTTCTTCTGCCATTTCAAGAGTAATGTATAAAACATTCTTACCTTGAAGTAAACAAGAAGATGCAACATGACACATGAATAGAGACTTACCAACACCTGTACCTGCTAGTGCAACGTTTAGTGTTTTGTTAGGTAGTCCACCCTTTGTAATCTTATTAAAGAACTCAAGATCAAATGGGATCTTGTCTTCTTTACGTTGATAGAAATCAAATCTTTCAGTGGCATTGTCTAGGTAATCATGACCTACACTTTGATCAAACGATACACCAAGTGCCTCAGATAATATCGTAGGGATAGCACCTTTGTCACGTTTGGAATCTTGACCGTCAGCAATCTTGACACTCTCCATAAGAGATAGGTAGATCGCACGCTCTTGGCACCACTTTTCCGTAGTATCAACGATCCAATCGTAGTCTGAGGTATCATCGGAAAGGACATTTAAAATCTCCAGTATAGTTTTGAACTGCTCATCAGTTAGATCAACTCTCTCCTGACATTCTATTGAAAGAGCATTAAGAGATGGCAAAGAGTCATACTGACTTATATACTCATGGATCTCTAGAAAGATAATCTTATGAGACTTGTCAGTAAAATATTCTGCCTTTAAGAATGGTAGAACTTTACGAGCATATCTCTCATTATAGACGAGATTAGATAATATCGTGAGTTCTAGATTCATAAGTAATGCAAATAAGTCCCTAGAATATACTTGTCACTAGACACAGGTGGTAATCCTGCATGTCTAAACATCCAAGTAGGAGGGAATATTAATATTCTACCACGTTTAGGTGAAACTGACAACTGTAAATTTGAAAAAGATGTTTCTCCTCCCTCTGCTACATCATTCAGATATAAAAATACTACAAGAAATCTACGAGCACTATTATAATCATAGATGTCTACATGCTCTTTAAACTGATCATAGTTATTTGGTTTATACCACTTCAAACGAAACTCTTCAAAGCAATACTTTGCAGGAAAGTCAGGTCCTAACTGCAGATCATCCATGTATAACTCTACTGCATCTACAAAATACTTTTCAAGTTTCTTATGATTATCTACCCATAGAGGATCTTGAAGTTGTAATCTTTGAGTTAGGTTTAGTTGCGTGAATGTAGGTCTGAACTCTCTATCAATATACTGGAGGTCGGACTTTCCATACGCTTCAAGTATCCCCTGACAAAAATCATCAGGAACCATTGCATCATACGTTCTAACATACTCTTCTAACTTAGTTGCCATATCTAAACTCTTTTGCTGCTGCTTCATCCAACTTCTGCATTATTTCGGAGGTGAAGTATTGCTCAGGATCCTTGAGAATAGCAGAAGGATAGACGCTAGACTCCCCAACAACAACACGGTTTCCCTTACGTTTAAAAATTCCATATTTCTCACCCAACTCCAATAGTCCGTAGTAACGGTCAAGTCCGCGATCATAGAATAATCTAGTTTCAACTGTACTGTTCTCCTTTGTTAATCTTGATTTCGCATTCTTACATTTAATAATGTTACCAACTACGTCTTTCCCATCTTTCTCTTTCTTTTTAGAAAGGTAAATGATACTTGATGCTGCATATTTTAATCCACTGCCTCCACCCATTTCTTTTGTAGGAATATAGGCACCCACTACATCATATGTATGGTTAGTGACAAGTAAAGGTACGTCTGCTTTACCTAGTTTTAATGTTAATACTCTGAATATAGACTTGACAACTTGTGCTCTTGTCATGTCTCTAGTCTCTTTACCTGCTTCAGAGTCTTCTACTTCTTTAGATGTTGATAACATACCTAATGAGTCAAGAACAAACATCATAGGTTTCTTATCATCCATTCCCATATACTTGTCTAAGATCTTGATTGATTGTAGACGAAACTCTTGTACTGTAGTTACAGGTACAATCAACATACGATTAGAATCTATACCTCTATCTTCAATCATCTGCTTTGATATAGCAGATTCAGACTCAAAATATATTACTCCTGCTTCTGGATTAGACTCAAGAAAATGTTGAACAATGCCAAGACAAAAGAAAGTTTTACCAGTGCTAGACTCACCTGCGATAGCAGTGATCTTATTCCCTGGTACACCCCCATAGATGCTTCCAGAGCAGAGAGCATTAAAGATGTAACTACCAGTGTCAATGTAACCGCTAGTATCTCCTGCTGAAACACCGTCGGATACAAGACTAGCATATTCATTACCAATTTCACTTGCAACATCCTTTAAAAAGTTCACTCATTTACCTCCGTAATTTTAGTTATAAAGTTAGTACGTTTCATGGCACGTTCAAACCATTTTGCTTCTGACTCATCGTCAAAGACTTGTTCTTTTTTATCTGGTTGCCCAAATGCTCGTTGATACTCAACAACATATTTCATGAAAATAAAAACTCCAATGATGCTACTTTTTCTGACTGCCAACCAATCGTATCAAGTATAACTCTTATAGGATCTAAGAAAGTCTTTGTGAATTGTAAGTCATAGTCGATGTGTTTGTCAAGTTCAAACTCTTTAGGAAATGTATTAAGATAACTCATTACATTCTCACTCATCTTGTTTGGTGTCTTGAGATAAACA